GGCAAGTCCATTTATGGGCGGATGCTGCCTGTGGGAGCGGCTCGGGTTTTACCCCGAGCGGCTCCCAACAGTTCGTCACTCCAAAGAGGAAGGACGTCTGATGCAGCTTCCAAGGCGGGACTATATCGGCATGTGGAATGCTGATATACACTCCGTACAACCACTGAACTCGTTGTTAAACAAAGAGTATCAGGGGCTTGCTCCTTACCAACTTTGCTGATTAGCTTATCAGCAAAGCGAGAAGGATCAGTAGTAGGTTGAGCTTTCTTCTGGTTCATTGCACGAATGTGCCAATGAAGAGAAGACCTCCATCCATGTGCTTTGCGCACACGCTGGTGTTGTCCGTATCCTCTGAAAACGAGGACTCCTTCGAGATCGCGCGGAATATCTTTCCGACGATTACGGGCAAGGAAGAGCTTCTTAGACTCGTAAGCTGCATGGACAGAAATATGGACACCCGAACACGTATCATAATTAAATGGTACGATGCGAAGGCCCAAATTCCTGACCAATTCTTTCAAATGGTCCCAAAGGGGACCAGGGAAAGACACCTTAACGAGACTATTCACGATGTGACTAATGGCCGCACTCTCATCACGTTTGGGAATTTCCCTAACGTAAATGGGAGTGACAAGACGGCCGTTGAAGTAGTCACAACCACAACTCTCGCGGAAGCGAGCGTTCTGGTTCGTGTAGGTCTTGTCCTGATTCGGGACGAAACCTAAGAAGCGTAGCAACCTTAAAAGACGTTGGGCATATTCCGATTCAACGACAATATCGTCGCCATATACGGCATATGCAGTCGAACCAACGGCTTTACAGGCTGCTGAGAAGAACAAAGACTCAAGAGCGAACGTATAACCATTTCCCATTGAAGAGAATTTGGCATACGTTCCGACGTGCTCTTGGAATTTGTAAGAAGAAGACCGAAATGAGTTGATTAACTCAAACCATTTCGGAGGCAACATCCACGCAACTGCTTGGTAGCAGAGAGTGTCTGAAGCCATAGACAGGTCGATAGTTGCAAAACTACCGTCTAACGAGCCAATTCTGGCAAGTTCCTGATTCTTCTTCTGACTGTGAAGATCAACACCCCACCTAAGTAGCTTATGCTTTATGATCTTATCGATCGAAAGCTGCCACGGAAGTGAATGTGTTGGTTCTTTCGCAATCGTACGAAAGGTCTTCCAGTTCTTCGGCACCATAACAATAGAGTTTTGCTCTGTTTTATGGAACTTCCAACTACTGGCGGTTATTCCGAATTTCCGGAATAACGCAGTGATGTACGGTCGTGCTTTAGAAGGGGCCCTTATCTGTCCTGTAACTTTAAGGAAAGGGTAAGAGCGCTTTCTAGTACGGTCCTCGGTAGCTCCTGGTGTTAGAGATATATTACGAGCTAGCTCGTTATATATTTCTGGATTTACGTCGCCGAGCAACTTCCTGATATAGTGTTCCATATCAAGAAGGTCATTTCGCAATTCTTCAGGGATTCGTTCCTGATGAAAGTAGAAATGAAGCAATCTTTTATTGCTTATTCGACAAATCTTCTCTGCCTTTTCGAAAGCTGCGAATGCAACTTC